GTCCAGCCGGTATCAAACACGCAGTCGACAACAGACTTTCTCCGGAGGCGAGAAACGTTATTACGATCGAAAACGACGAAAACAAGTGGGGCATCCAAGACAGCCTCGAGCTTGTTGACACCTGCGCACTCGTACTTGACATACACCATCACTGGTGCCGTGAAGGTGAATATATACTGCCCACCGACGATAGATATAAACGCATAGTTGATAGCTGGCGTGGTGTGCGACCTGCAATGCATTACAGCTACAGCAGAGACACAGCATTGCCAGAAGGCTTTGCACACGATAAAATGCTACACTTTCCAGACTTACTAGAAGCAGGACACAAGAAGGGCAAACTACGAGCGCACAGTGACTACTATCCTAATCATCTTGTGAATGACTGGGCGTTATCGTTCTTACCATACACAGATATTATGTGCGAAAGTAAATGTAAGAATCTTGCAAGTATAGGTTTGTATAAATACTGTATAGGAGACAAACATGAAAACAAAAGGATTGAAAAAGAACTTGTCCTTGGATAAAGTACGAGGCATCCGAATTGATACAGGACCTGTAACATATGTCCCTGTTGTAAAGGAATATAAGTTTCCAACGCCGGAAAAATCTATAAAAGATAAAGATAATATCAAAAAAGACGGTTGGAAATACTAGGAGCAAACTATGATAAAAAAATGGATCGACGCCCGTATGAAGGAGCGTACAACCTGGGACGGAGCAATGCTTGTTGCTTTAGGAATAATGGTTTTATTTTTAGCACCTCTAGCTAAGATTGCAGCAGGCGCAGCTATTCTATACGGCGCTTGGACTATTTGGAAACAAGACTAAAGTTTACTTATATCTAAACCACTACTAGCTGGCAAGTCCCAGACTTGTTTTCTTGTGACTCCCATCTTTTGAGCAAACTTCTTAGAATCACAACTACTACATACATGAAAATAGTTATTGTTAATCCTGTTAGGATCCATACTACCTCTTGTCCTTGTAAATTCTTTACTACAATTATCACAGCGTAATACCAACATAGTGCAATTACGAGTGTATTCGTGTTTTACTCCGCATTTACTTAGTCTAGTGTGCCGCTTTGCTATCAAAAATTCTTTTATATACATAACTATATTTACATTAAGATTATAAAAAGCAACGATAAATACATTGATAAGGGAGCCAAAATGACTGTTTGTACACTAACTGATGCCGCAAAAACGCAGATTGATATAATCTGTAAAGAAAATAATGCTATTGCAGTAACATTAAATATGAAGGGTGGCGGATGTGCTGGCTTTGAATATGATTGGGGCACAATAAGTAATGCTCAAGACATTGAAGAAGGCGACGAAATTATAGCAACTCCTAGAGGCAATAATTTTATTATTGGGACTGCCAGTATTATGTTTATGATAGGTACTGTTGTAGACTACAAAAAAGATATTATAGGTTCAATGTTTGATATTACAAATCCAAATGCACACAGTAGTTGCGGTTGTGGAGTTAGTGTAAACTTTGACATGGACAAATTACAAATACCACTTGAGATGGAGCAATAAATGGCAAAACAAGATATTAACATTGGTGTAGAGGGAAATGACGGTACTGGCGACAGTATTAGAGAATCGTTTCGTAAATCCAATGAAAACTTTACTGAACTGTACGCAGTATTTGGTGTCGGTGGACAGATTACTTTTACTACACTAAGTGATACGCCAGACACATTAACACCTAATACTATTCCATTAGTAAATGATGCTGGCACACTGGTACAACTAGTAACACTTGCATCAAATAGTGCATTAGGTGGCGGAGCTACAGACACAATTTCATTTAGTTATGACACAGCAGGAAAGTTGATTATCTCAAGTTCATTTACAAAGATGAGCGACGACCTAAGTCCTACACTAGGCGGTCCATTAGATGCAGGAGGATTTGGTATTGCTAACGTAGGTATTAGCAGTGTAGAAGCAGAAAGATTAAATACTACTCACGCTAACCTTTCAGGCTTAACAGTTGACGACTTAGTTATTACAAAAGGCTATGCAGATCAAAGATATATTACATCAGGACTGCCTTTACGTGTAGCAGATGAACCAGCTGGAAAACTACAATATACTTGGACTATTTCACAATACGTTGATGATAGTGTAGAGATTCTATCTCATTATAATGTAGCTCAGGCCTTAACATCAGGCGGACACGGATTAGAAAGTGGTGCTAACGGTACAGCAATTAAATTTAATGCAGAAGATACCGACCCTAATAACTTAGTATCAGGAACAACCTATTACATAAGAGTTGTATCACCTACAAGATTATATTTATATACAGAATCAAATAAAGTATATTCAACTACAGATGTACAATCAGATGCTGATTCTTTTAAAATAAATCCATCAGGAACGATTGCCGCTGACGATAAACATACAATAGTAGATGCGGCGTTAGATAACACACTAGCAGGTAACTTCTTATCTGATACTGGTATGCCAAGGACTTCTACTGTACGTAGACAAGGTGATACAATGACAGGTGCGTTGTACCTAAACGATCACCCAGGTGAACTAGCAGGTGAAGGTTCTCCTAACGGCGTAGAAGATTTACAAGCTGCATCTAAGTATTATGTTGATAATACAGCATATAGCTCGCCCGAAGCATTATTTGTTAGTACCAAAGGCAACGACTTAATGGAAGGAGTACCGGCCGGCAAGGAAGGTACGTCATTAACTTATGCATTTAAAACAATTAATGCGGCCGCACGTAGAGCAGAAGAATTAATTAGAAGTGCTGCAAAAGAGCCGGGCAACTATATGCAGACACTAACACACACTACATTTTCTAAAGATGCTGTGGTTATAAATGCTGACGTAGATGTTCCTGTTTTTGAACAAGCACGTAAACTATTAGATAACAACAGAAATTACATTGCGGCTGAAACAGTTGGATATATAAACACTACTTTTCCAAACTTTGCATACAATAGTGCGACTTGTGCTAGAGACACAGGTTTAATTATTGATGCTATTGCATTAGATGTTAACAGAGGACTAACAGCAAACTATCTTACAAGACAAGCTGCTGAAAGATATTATTCAAGTGTAAGTGCTAGGCTTGCAATTACAACCCAGTTATCACAAACTGTGGCAGGTATTGTTGCGGCAAGGAACATAGCAACAGCTATCTTGACTAACGACCTATTCAACCAAAAAACAATAACAAGTATTACAGTAGGTGCTATTCCGGTAGTGACTACTAGTACTGCACACGGCTTAGTTGATAAAAATATTGTTGTATTCCGCGACATTGAAGGCATGGTAGAAATTACAAACAATACTAAAAAATATGTAAAGGTTACTGGCACACAAACTTTTGAACTGTATAACGATGTTGGATTAGTTACACCATATAACACATCATCATTTACTGGATTTACTGCTGGTATACTTGGACAAGTATATCAAATTGAAGAAGATCAATATCTAGATTTAGGCAGCGTTTTTACATTAACAACTGCTGGAAATATCACTGTTGTAAAAGGTGAAACATTAACACAAGCAGGTAGCGGTGCAACAGGTATAGTTGTTACAAGTGTAACTTCCGGGTCAACTATAAAGTTAGAACAAACCACAGGAACTTTTAACACAGGAAATCAATTCACAGGATCAACTAGTGGTTCATTAGGCGTAGACAGTGTACCTACTGTAATTGATAATTCTTTTGATGCTGATGCAAACGCTGTAACAGCAATTCAAGATAAGTTTAATCTTGTTAACACTATTATACAAAACGGTTTAGATGCAGGTGGAGATGTTGTATACGGAAGTACATACAAAATTGTTGTAACAAATGGTGCTGCTTCCTATACAGATCAAACAAATCCTAACAACACTGATGCATTACCAGGTAAAGTGATAAGAGGTAAACGTTCCGAAGCTATTGGACAAATTGTTAGCTTTACTAACGATGTAGGTGCAGAATCTGCAACTGATCCACAGACAGGTTCAAGCGAACCTGGACCAACAGTATTCCAAGTACATTTATTAGGTGCAAAAGATTTTGAACCTGAAGAGCCACTAGAGTATGGTAACTTTGTTGCTAAAAAGCAAGTTACTATTATGGTTGAAACAGGTATATATGAAGAAGACTATCCTATTAGATTGTCAAACAACGTATCACTTAAAGGTGATGAGTTTAGACGTGTAATTATTAAACCAAAAACAGAAACAGACAGTAGAATTCCAAGAGTATCTCAAAGTAAATGGGCAAACTTATATTTCTATAGAGATAATACATTTGATGGATTAACTATTAATAACGGTGGTACACCATTCTTTAACCAAGACGGGGTATCGCAAGGTAGATTTGGTTATCATTATCTAGCAGAAGGCGGCAAGGCTTTAAATCTAGGTCCAACAGTAACTAACCTAGGTAGTTATACAACTGCTAGTAATATTATTAAAGAAAACAAAGATTACATTGTTGAAGAAACAATTAGATACATCAGTGATAGATTCCCTGGATTAATATATTCTACTTCAAAATGTAGACGAGATACAAAACTTATTGTAGATGCACTAATTAAAGACCTTCGTGATGGCGGCGAAGTTATGACTTTGGAAGTACAAGGTTCGTATCATTCGTTACTAACTAACGGAGATTATCTAACACAATTAGGTGATAGTACACAAGAAATTGCTACTGAAGCAGCAATTGATAACATTAGTACACTCTCAAATGCATTGTTAACAGGCGTTGCTCCAAATTACACTGTAGTAGATGCACAATTTACACCTACTAACGCAACATATAATCCTGTTACAGGTGTATTAGTCGCAACAATTGGCTCACACAGTTTAACAGTAGGACAATACATTGAAATTGAACTAAACGGATTTACGTTTACCTGTGCATCCGACGGAAACGTAACACCAGTTACTTTTCCTAGATCAACAGATCCGGCATTCCAAACTAAACTAGAAATTACAGCTAAAACATCCAATACAATTACTGTAAATGTAGGAACGTCATCTGAAACATCGGCACACACCTTTGTAAGTGCAGCAACTAACGCAATTACATTCGGAGAATATACAGCAGGTGCGGCAGCAGTTGTTGCAGCTGAACCTGTGGATATATCATTAGGTTCAGGTGAGTCAGGAACAGCGGCAGTAGTTGGTCAATTAATTGACAAAATAACTTTTGTGTTTGATCCACAGTATAATCCACCTAAGCGTAATGATGCTATGGATGTGTTCCTAATGAGTGATGCTACAATTATTCGTAATGTGACTGTGCAAGGACATGGAGGCTTTATGTGTGTTCTTGATCCGCAAGGACAGGTTCTTACTAAGTCGCCTTACATACAAACAGCATCAAGTTTCTCAAAGAGTATAAACAAAAAAACTTTTGCTGGCGGTATGTACGTTGATGCGTATGTTGGTAACTTACCAACAAGAGTTACGGGACAACCTGAAACAGCAGATAGATTTAAGATTACAGTACGAAGTGATCCAGGTGAAGGACTAAGACTACGTCCGCCAGAACTTCCATGTCCGTTCTATGTAGAAGGTAGACGTTATCAGGTAAACGCTATATCAGATTATGACCAAGGACAAGGTACAGCAACACTCTATCTAGATGCTAACTCAAACACAGGTAGAGGATATGACATTGAACAGTTTGATGACTCATCTGTAGAAAGAGATATATTCTTACAAACTGCTGGTAACAGAAGTATGTTGGCAAACGACTTTACACAAATCAACGATTTAGGTTATGGTCTTATTGCAAATAACGCTGCATTTTCAGAGCAAGTGTCAACATTTACATACTACTGTCAAACAGCAATGTATGCAAACAATGGTTCTGAGATTAGAGGACTAAACTGTTCTAATGGATACGGTAACTTTGGTTTGATTGCAGAAGGTGCTGATCCAAACGAAATACCCGATCAGGTTACACTTAAAAAAGATATGGTACAGCCAGCAAAGGCATTTACTACAGGTACATATACCAACGCACTAGACGATCCTAGTATTACAATTACAGATCTAAAAACTCCACCTTCTGCAAACAGTTTAATTACAATTGATCACGGTGGTGCAACAGGAACACTTAATTATGTTATTTCAACAGTTACAAATCTAAGTGATGTGGACGGTGACGGAGTATCAGGCGAATCTGGTGATGTAATTGTTACTGGTGTTAGTGCATTAGACAACGGAACACTAGCAGGTACTACAGCGGCAACAGGTACATTTGACGGAATTGCAACAAACAACTCAGGAAGCGGTACTGGACTAACTGTTAATGTAACAGTTACCGGCGTTGGTATAATTGGCGCGGCAGGAGCAGCAGTTGTGGCTATAGCAACACCTGGTAGTGGATACGCTACAACTGATACTATTACAATTAGTGGTAGTAACTTAGGAGGCAGTTCTCCTACTAATGATTTGACAATTGATGTAGATACAATTTTTGGAACTGTAGCTGGTGTACACAATAACTTTGTTTACAAATTAGATCTCAAAGCAGATGATGTAAGTGCAGAGGACTTCTTTGGAACACTCAAAGCAACTGTTAGTAACAACACAATTATTGAATATAGAGACAGTTTTAATTTTATATTTGATAGTGTGGGTAATCCTTCAGCTCTTGTAACTAGACCAAGTACAGCTATTAACTTTGACGAAAGCGATAATACAACATATAGAAGTATTGCATTCAGCAATAAAGATAGCTTTAGTCAAGACTTAGCATCAGATGAAATTCTAACTACATTTGAAGTAGGATATGATTATCTAAAATTAGCAGTCAAAACAGATCAACTAAGTGGCGGCTATGGATCTGCACAAGGAGATACAAAACTAGCTATAAGCCAATTAACAAGTAGTGCAGTCAATGAATTTGACAATACTGAAAGAATTACAAGAGATAGTAGTACAACAACAGGTCTTTACCCAGGAGATGCTGGATATAGTGCCAGTGGCGGTATGCGTTTCTTATGGGACGGAAAAACACATGGTGTAACAAATTATACAACTGTTGCAGAATTTACAGTAACTGGTAGCATAAGTGTTACAGCAGGTGAAACTATTACACAGGCGACCACAGGTGCAACCGGTGTTGTACATGCTACTATATCAGGTACCACAATAGAATTAGAAAATGTCACAGGGACTTTTAATTCTAGTGATTCATGGACAGGAAGCACTAGTGGAGCATTAGGTGCTAACAGTGTACCTGTTACAATAAATCTAACTAGTTGGGCGTATGTAACATTTGTTGATGTTGCTGGCACAAATATCAACAGTGGTTATGGTGGCGCTGGATTAAACAGTACTGTACCGGCTTCAGATAGAACTATTACTGCAGGCTTAGCAGCAGGAGCAACAAGCGAGATTACTGTTGCTATTTCGCTTATGAGAGCAACTGGACACGACTTTACACAAATTGGTACAGGATCTTTTAATGATTCTAACTATCCTAATGTAATATTAGGACAGCCAGTTAATAGTTTAGCAGACTTTTACACAGATGCAGAAACAGCAACGACTGCACAAGTTTGGGAAAGACGTAAAGGGCGTGTGTTCTTTGTTAGTACAGATCAAAACGGTTTCTTCCGTGTTGGTAAATTCTTTAGTGTTGACCAAGCAACAGGTGATATTACATTTGCTGGTGAAATTGGATTGTCAAATGCAAACGCTCTTGGATTTAAAAAGGGTGTTACAATTAATGAGTTTAGTGCAGACGATAGTTTTGCTGATGATTCGGGACAAGCTGCACCTACAGAAAAAGCTGTTGGTGGATACATTAACAGAGTACTAGGCTTTAATGTTAAGTCAGGCGCACAAATTACAAGTGCTGGAAATAGAATTGGTACTGGGTTTGTTCCACTAAATGGACTAAGTCCAATGGAAGGCAACTTAAATTTAAATTCAAATAAAATTCAAAATGTTGGATTGCCTGCAAGCGGAAGCGATGCTACAAACAAAAACTATGTTGACGATAATGCAAACGCATTTGCAACTGTAAAACAACTACGTGATACAACTGTAGGAACTGTTGGTGCAAATGAACTAGCAGTATTCAGCGGTAAGCAAATTATATACACACAGCCTGAATCAGGAGGAACGTTTGCAATTGGTAACACTATACAGAATGATCCTTCAACACCTAGTGCAACTGGTACAGTAATTGAAATAAGCACACTAACTGATGAACAATTTGGTAGTATTAGAAAAATTGTATATACTGTTGGTACTGGAACTTTTGATCCAGACAACGATACTATAACAAATGGTACTGCATCAGCAGTTGGTCTTACAACTGCACTACAAGCAGATGTAGGCGGACCGTTCCCAGAAATTACACATGCTAGTGAAGCAACAGGTAGTGACATAAACTTGTCCATTACTAGGACATCTGGTGGTGCAGAATATAATTTGCAATATGAAGCAGGCAGTTTAATAGATGCTGATGTGTCGTCAACTGCGGCTATTGCACAAAGTAAACTTGCTATGAACACAGCTGGTACAAGAGCAAACGCTACAGGAATTGCACAAAGTGACTTGGGTGTTGCTACATTTAAAAGTACTGAATTTACACACACAAACGGTTTTGTAGAATTACAAACTAGTTCAAGTTTAACAACAGGTATTACTCCTGCTAAACTACAATGGGTAGCTACAGACACTGTGCTAGGTAGAAGTGCAGCAGGTAACGGTGCTGTAAGTGCAATATCATTTGATACAGTTTTATCAGAAGGTGGTGCTGTTAGAGATAGTGAATTAGGGGCTTTTGGCAACAGTGGAGACGAAGTTCTTATTAGAACAGCAGCAGCTACATATAGCACTACTGAAATTACTACAACTGGTGAAAATAGTAAAATTGTAAAAACACAGGCAGATGGTAATATCAGAGCGCAAGGATTGATACTAGGTGGTGCTGATACTTATGAAGTTGCAACAACAACTGGTACTGGTACCACACTTACCCTTAAAACACCTGGACAGGCTGTTATATTAAATGCAGTAGGAACAGATAGTGCATCACTTGTTACTGAATTCCCAGGTATTATAGACGTAGGTAGTACAGGACAAACAACAGAAGGTAATTTCCAAACTGCTAGTAGTTTTACAGGAGAAGGTTTTGTTTCAACTGATTGGTTGTACAGTAACTTCATTGAAGCTCTATCTGAACGCAATGCTACAAGCACTGGTATAGGATTAGGCGCAGGCGGCGGATTTACTGAAAGTGCTGAAAATACAATAGTATTTGTTACTAACGGTACTACTGAAGTTACAATAAATGATTCAGGTCTACAAGTTGATAATGTTACAAGTTTAGCTACAAATGGAGATCTTGCACTAAGCGGTAATGGATCAGGAAATGTTAATATTACTGACAGTTTAGATGTTGATACTATAACTGCATACAGCGGCACTAATACAAACTTGTCACTAGACGGAAAAGGCTCAGGTGTTGTAGCAGTAGTTGACGGAATGACCGTAGGCGGAACTGCTACATTTAATGGTAACGTTGACCTAGGTAATGCTACATCAGATACAGTAACATTTACAGCAAGAGTTGATTCAAGTATTGAACCTGATGCAACATCCAGCAACAGAAACTTAGGTAACACAGCTAGAAAATGGAACACGGTCTATGCTAGTGTGTTTGATGGAACTGCAACTTCAGCACAATACGCTGACTTGGCAGAGAACTATTTGGCAGATGCAGATTATGATGAAGGAACGGTGCTAGTGTTTGGTGGAGACGAAGAAGTTACAGTTACAACTACAAAAGGCAATACAAGAGTTGCTGGTGTAGTATCAACTAATCCAGCACACTTAATGAACAGTGCATTACAAGGTAATTATGTTACAGCAATAGGCTTACAAGGGCGTGTACCATGTAAAGTACTAGGACAAGTAGCTAAAGGCGACATGTTAGTAACAGCAAGTATTCCAGGTTATGCTATAGTTAACAACTCACCAGGTGTTGGACAAGTAATTGGTAAAGCAGTAGGTGCTAAGTCCGATGATGGCAAAGGCATAGTTGAAGTTGTAGTAGGGAGAGTATAATGGCTAAGCAAATTGTAAATATTGGATCAAGCGTAAACAAAGGGGACGGAGATCCTTTACGCACAGCATTTGATAAAATCAACGACAACTTTGACGAACTGTATGCGGCAACTACATTAGACTTAGATAGTATAGGATCTAACATGATACCTACTACTGACGGGACCAGAGCATTAGGTAGCACTACTAAAAGGTGGTCGGACTTGTATGTTAAAGATTTTGTTTATATTGGCAATGCAAGACTACAAGCAGATGCCCAAGGCAACTTAGTTGTAAATGGAGCAAGTATTAAACTTGACGGTGATGTTACCGGAAGTATCTTTGGAGACGATAGTACATTACTTGTAGATGCTGTTAACAATAAGATTGTTGGATCTGCAGAACCTACTAGTTTTAAAGCTCCTATGTTGACACAAGCAGCAATAGATGCATTAACGGTAGCAGAAGGTTTATTCGTTTACAACACTACAACAGGAAAATTCCAAGGCTATGCAGCAGATGCTAATAATGATAGTACAGCTGGATGGGCTGATTTACACTAAATATACATATAGGAAAAGAAAATGGCAGTTAGATATCCGCTAGTAATAGATACAACAGATAATAATAAGATTAAAGAACTACCGTTGAATGATAGTTTAAATCTTAGCTCAAACAGTATTGTAAACGCTGTCAACATAACAGCAAGTGGAACATTGACTGTTGCAAACTTAGTTGTTGATAGCAATAGTGTATCAATCAATGGCAACTCTATAGCAACTGTTGCACTAACAAACAGTTATACAGATTTAAGTAATAAGCCTTCATTGTTTGACGGACAGTATGCTTCGCTTACAGGACGTCCTACTATAGTATCAACAACTGAAGACTTAGCAGACGTATCAAGCACACAAGCAACAAACGGACAAGCACTAATATATAATTCTACAAGCGGAGTATACGAGCCCGGAAGTATTGCAGATGCAGCTTTAGACTTAACAGGCCAAAGTATTTCAGAACTAGCTGATGTTGCTGTAATTAGTATAGCAACTAATCAAGTGTTAAAATGGACAGGTGCTACATTTGCAAATAGTAATGTTGCATTTAGTGAACTTACAGGAACGCCTACTACACTTTCAGGTTATGGCATAACCAATGCATATACAAAAGCAGAAGTTGATGCACAAATATCTGCTCCCACAGGAGATCTAAAAGGATCTGTGTTTGGTGATGATAGTACTTTGTTAATTGATGGTATAAATTCTAAACTAGTTGGTCCTGTTAATAATAGTAGCGTTACAACTATTTCATTAGTAGCAACTAGCATTGTAGGAGACATAAAGGGTAGTGTTTTTGCAGATGACTCAACACTATTAGTAGATGCTGTAAACGGAACTATAACAGCGACAGTATTAGTTGGTACACTTCCAGCATTAAACGGAAGTAATCTAACTAACTTAACTATTCCTGCCCAGACATTTGCTAGTTTAACAAGCAAACCAACTACACTTACAGGATATGGAATTACAGATGCTGCTACTACAGCGCAAGGCGCACTAGCTGATAGCGCAATACAAAACGGCGGATCCTTTGATGGTGA